GCGCAATGTTTAACCCTACTCCGGGGTTACGGAGAGCCCTATAATCCTGGATTATTCTCCAGGAGGTGTCTGGGCATATCGTTCATCTTATGCGATTAAACGCATTAGCATAAGATCTATGATAACTTTGTATATAACTTTGTATAAATGATTGTATAAATGTTTGTATGAGAGCGCTTTATTTATTTAATGAACTCTCTTACTTTGTATGAATGATTGTATGAATGTTTGTATGAGAGTGGTTCATTTATTTAGCAAACTCTCTTATGTGACAAGTATCTAGAATTGCGGTGCTGTGCTCCTTTTCTAGTAGAATATGGGATCTTGTCATGTAATTTTGCATTGTTGAATGAATGTTCAATCACCGCGAGTGTCACTATCTCCTGAGTGATGCTCCGCCTTAGAGCTTCAATGTGTTGCTTTTTGATTTTAGTGGGACCTACGCTGTAGCGGAACCCCATTATTTGATTCTAGTAGCGGTTGAGGGACAATGCTGTGTGAATGGTGCTGTGTGAGCACTAGTCCTCTAAGGTTGAGGTGTTTCCCTTGAGAGTACGCTTTGAGCCCAGGGAAACCTGTGTATATACAGAAAAGCCTGGTTGGCTAGCATAGTCAGCTAGTCATTTGGAAGTTGTGCGACAAGACTTCACAGGGCGGTTTTAAGGAGCCCCGGCCAGGGTGACGGTCTACCCTAAAATGAAGTACAATTTATGATTATAATTATGGCGCTTTCTAATGATAAAATGCGATTAGTTATTCAAGTCAAGATGGGTACTGGACTATATTTAGGGAAAGGATGTGAGGATACTATTGGTTTTTGGATTGATAAGGTTATTACACGCTTGAAAAGTAAAACGCACGTCTGTAAATCACTGGAAGAAAGGTGTGCTTTAGCCTTATTGTATGAAGCTCATGAATTCGATGATGACATCACTGATATTGCACCATTGTGGATATTTGTCCACTTAGGTTTTCATCATGGGGTGCGTTCTAGTCACTATACTAACGAAAAGCTATGGACTACTTTAGTATGTTTGTTGAAGGTGGCTATAGAGAAGCCGTTACCAGTCTTTAGATCTCTGGTTACTGATTATGGAAAGTTTGTAAATTCTCAACTGGATAGCGTGTCACTGAATGGATGGATGTCTAGAGGTATGATACGCTTTGAACAACAAGTTTATGATCACAATCAATTCGTGTTTGCGAAAGAAATAGGGCGACGCATCATTTACAGAAATGGTGTAGTCGTTGAATCATGGCGAGGTGGTCAGTATAATGCTTTCTTTAGTCTTAGACATGTTGAAGAAGCTCTGGCGCTTTCGGGAGATGTTGAAGAAAATCCTGGTCCAAACATTCATTCTAAGCCCAAGAAATTGGAAGTTAAAGTTGTTAAGAAGCAGTTTGTACAGCGTTTGCTTGAGCGAGAGAAAATGAAGCGGAAGAAAAACCGCCAATGTATGAAAGAGATGCGTTATGCTGAAGGATTGCTAGATTATTTTGTGCCATCTCAGTTTAGTACCACGAACTCTATGATACAGGGTGTTTTGAGTCAGATAGCTTCCTTGCTTACGCAATTCCAAGAAAGTTTGGAACACAAGCTTAAGATACCATTTGTGGAAATTTCAGTAAGTGTAGTTGCACTAATGCTTGCCATTTTGGAAAGGGCGTGGATGTCAGTATCCGTTCAAATAGTTAACCTCGCACGATTGTGTGCTTTTCCAGTTGCGGATATCTTTCAGATGTGTTTTGAGCGTGATCCTAAATGCGTCGCCGAATCGGGCGATGATATTAATGTACAACCAATAAGTATTTTTAAGTTTATGTATGGCTTTGCTTTTGGCTTGTTAGGAAGGGATATATCACTTCCTACTATAACACGTGCTCTTCAGTCTTTTGGGCGAGCTGCTTTGGGCGTTAGATCCATGAAGGATTTGATAACCTTCTTCTATGACAAGATTTCAGCTCTTTATATTTATGTTATGTATGGTGTAACTTGGGATCAATATCAGGTAATGAAAGTTTATCCGGAGTTGGAGAACATCTATGCAGCATGTGAACTGATTCGGCAGTTAACCAAGGAGCAGATATTTTCCTCAGTTCCTGTAGCGGAGGAGATTTTGTCCGTTCATAAGAAGATTCTGGATTTGTCAATACGTACTGCGACTTTTGGTGATTCCAATGTGAAAAATCGGTTAAAGGAGTTTGGTACTATGATAGCTCATAATGTGTCTCTTGCTCTGGCTTCTCCCGCGCGTGCTCACTATGTGCGAAAGGAGCCAACGGCAATCTACGTTTATGGTCGTCCTGGTACAGGTAAGACTACATTACTTGAAGTTCTTCATGCGCGAATGTATAAACGGTATTGGAAAACAAAGTGTGGTTTCCAATCCTCTAAGTATACTCGAGAATCAGTCAATGAATTCTGGGATGGGTATGCTGCTCAACCATGCGTGCTAATGGATGATTTTGCTAATGTAGTAGATGTGAAGGGAAATCCAAATCCAGAATATAAGGAATTGATCGGGATGGTCAACAATTGCCAATTTCCTTTGCATATGGCTGCGTTGGGGGAGAAAGCCAATACTTTCTTTACGAGTGAATTTATTATGGCTTCTTCGAATCAAAAGGTTCCTATTGTAACATCTATGACTGATGCTGGTGCCATTTTGCGTCGTTTTCATATCTATGCTGAGATCAATGTTATTCCCGAAGCTGGAGAGTTTATTGGTGATTATTATCGGTATGATCCAAAGAAGAATACAACTGGCAAGTATTTGCGTACTGACCACTATGATATCACTTTGTATAGCCCTCTTGAGGGAGAGAAAAGTCAGACACAAATAATTAAAGAGCATTTGAGTTTTGAAGATTTTTGGGAATACTTGGTGAATGTTGTTGATGAAAGGAACAATCGAGCATCTGCATTACAAAAAGAAATAGCTGAACATGCTGGTTATGAACTTGCTGAGGCAGCTGATAATGAGGCAGCTATTATGGCAAAATTTGACAAGATATTTGAAACGGAACGATTCATCACGACATTGGAAGAAAATGTTAAGGACGGTTCTATTCGGGCATGGTTTCGACCATCTAAACCATGGAGGGAACAGTTCGAGGGATATGCGTCATTATTTCGTGATAAGCTAAAGAAAGGTCTTCTGACTGTCAAGAAAGTTGTTTCTGATAGTGTATCTGTGTTGGGTGATTTTATATTCGCTTTGATTCCATCTCCTCTTTTGCGATTGTATTTGGATGTGAAGGGTTTCAAGCCAGCTATTATAACTACTCTTTCGGCTGGTCTTGCTTATTTTCTCTATAAGATTATTTCTGCTCCCCAGCTTTGTGAGTTTTATTCTGATATTCGTCAGAAGCCGTGTATGGAATGTAAAGCTTGTGCATTGGTGAATTTTCCTTTTTCCGGATCAATATGTGGTCACTTTGTGGCAACTTTGTCACCAGTATTGTTGGACGGATTGAAGTCACTGGGTGTTGAGATTGTCAAGTTGCAAACTCAATTGTTGCAATTTTTCCAGCGTCAGGCTGAATCATTGAGGAAAATGGAGACGCCGGTTCGTGCTACTAACAAGTTTGCTGAAAGTAGGATTTACAATAATGATCAAATCCGTAAGAGTCGTGTATTCGCTGAGTCAGCCTTTGTAACGGCGAACACTCCAATCTATTGTGGTGACACTAGATTTGCTGAAATGGATCAAGTTCAGGTGGAGCAAGTGACACAAGTCTTGCTCAAGAATTCTGTTTGGCTGGATGTAGTAGATGATAATGGGATGTCTAATAAAGCAAATGGAGTGTTTCTAGTTGGGCGGACTTTGTTGACTACAGCACATACTGTTAAGCGTGTTGATGGCTGTGATCCTCCTTCGTTTATAGCTATACAAAATCCATATTCGGAATTGCCAACAATTAAGATTCCGTATAGCGACTGTAAAATATCCTATTGCACTTCTAAGGATGGCAAAGATCTTGATTTGGCTTTGGTAACTTTTCCTAATTGTGTTCCCAGTCGTAGGCGGATATTGACGAAATTTGTATCTTCCAATCAACTTGATAATGTTCATGATGGGACTTTGGTTATGTCTGGTTTTAAAAGAGTGGGTAGCAAGATAGTAGTGGAGGAAAAGTATTTGGATGATTATCAAGTGCATTTTCGTGAGTCACAGTATATTTTGCATCGTGAGGGATGTTGTCCATCTGGTTCCCTTATATGCACTTGCGCTAAACCACGTATTGGTTCACATTTGGAATATGGCTTCTCGGCTGGTCCAGGTGCGTGTGGTTCTCTGATAAGTATTCAAAATAAGGCAGTTCATTCAAAATTGGTTGGTGTGCATGTTGCTGGCGGTAAATCCGTTACTAGCTTGGGTGCGATCACAACGCGAGAGTTTTTGGAAAGAAGTTTAGAGACTCACATTAAGCGCTACCAAATTCCGCTTTCTTATACGATTGATGGGCGCTTACCATACGCGGATTCGCTGGTTGATCCTACTGGAGAAGTTGAGCTTGTGCACGATGGAGATTGCTTGGCTGTAGGAACTTATGAAAGAAGTGAACCAACATTGACAACGAAAATAAACCCATCTCTTATATGTGGAGCGTTGCAGGATCCTATTACTAAACCTGCTTTGTTGCGACCCAAAATGATAGATAACGAGCTAGTAGATCCAATGAAGAAAGGAATAATCAAGGTTTTGGGACCGCAACAGTATGTCGATGATGATCTGCTAAGGGTGGCTACTGAGGATGTATTTGCCATGTTTGACGATGAGGATAGATCCTTGCTAACATATGAACAAACTATCACTGGGGTCGAAGGTAATCCTTATATTAGGGCTATTAATAGATCTACCTCCCCTGGGTTTCCATATATGTTTACTAATCCTGGGAAAGGAAAGGAAAAATGGATGGGAGAAGGTGAAGATTTTATTGTTGATGACCCAGAGTTGCGAGCTGATTATGATGAATTGATCCGTTTGGCCAAGCAGGGCATTCGTGGCGACGCAATAAGTGTTGCTACTTTGAAGGATGAACGTCGGTTGCTTGAAAAGGTAAGTCAAGGTAAGACCCGCGTGTTTGAGGCGTGTCCGCAGCATTTAGCTTTAGCTTTGCGTCAATATTATGGAACATTTATAGCTTGTGTTATGCGTGGTCGTATCTCGAATGAGATTTGTGTTGGTATAAATCCATATAGTTTGGAATGGTCGCGCTTGGCTCTTCGTTTGTTGGAGAAGGGTGATCACATGATAGCAGGTGATTTTTCCAATTATGATGGTTCGTTGACTCAGCAGATCGTCTCTCTAATAGGAGAGTACATTGATAGGTGGTATGGTGATGGCAATTCAGTTTTGCGCGCTGCCTTGTGGGAGCATGTCTCAAATGCGGATGTGTTGATTGGCAGGCAAGTGATTCGGCAGACACATAGTCAACCTTCTGGAAATCCGCTCACTGTCATTGTAAATAGCATTTTTAATTGTATTATTATGCGCTTGGCTTACTTGCAAATGAAACGAAATGAGGGCTTGAATGATATGTGTGACTTTCGCGATGTTTGTTCTCTGGCTGTGTATGGTGACGACAACATTCTGAGTGTTAGAAGTGACGTTGCGGGTTGGTTTAATCCCGAAACTTTGACTAAAGCGCTTGCTAAGTTTGGTATGGTTTATACTGATGAGCAAAAACATGAGATGCAAGGCTTTCGAAATCTTACTGAGATATCTTTCCTGAAACGAGGATTTGATGAGCGCCAGGGGTTGTACTGGGCTCCTATGGAAGTCCCGAATATTTTGGAGATAGCCAATTGGATTCGGGGAAAAGCGTATAAATTGGCAACTTCTGAGAATGTTGAGAACTGTTTGCGCGAGCTAGCCTTACATCCGGCTAGTGTTTACGACAAATATCGGGATCGTATTAAGCGCTTGGTTGCTCATAATAGGTTGACCATTCGTGTGCCAACATATTATGAGTGGCAGAGTAAATTTAGACTAGATATGGAGCGCTATGAAGAGATAGGATACGATCCCACAGATTGGTAGAATATCAGATTAGCTTATTAATGGGGATAAATTGTTAAAACCGTGCTTCTACCTCTTATTTAGGAGTTATTTGGCCTTGAAGCAGCCCTTCTAAATCAAATACCCCACCTTGCTGTGATCTTAATCCGATCCCGCATTGTATAGTGGATTACTACAAATTTTAACAAAACACAATTATCTAATGTTGATTCGACTAGGGGTCAACTTTTGACTGATGTACAAATGTCAGCTGTAGCTAGTCCTATGGCTTCTTCAACTATTCAAATGGCTTTGACTGATACTACTTCTCATGACATTAGAACTATTTTGGAGCGTCCTGTCAATTTGGGTACCTTTGAGTGGCAACCAAATTCACCTACTCTTGATCCTATTCTTTTAGCTTCAAATTACGATGCGGACCAGCAAAATTACCTAAAACAATTTAATTTTCCTCAAGATATTTTTGCATCGTCGCCTATAGCGTTAGCGAAGTTAGATAATTTTCAATATCTTAAAGCGGACATTGAAATAGAAGTTAAAGTAAATGCTCAACCATTTTTCCAGGGAGCTTTGTTGCTTGTCTATAATCCTTATTATAATGATCTTGGTGATTTTCGTAGAAAGGGAACTAGATTTTTGGCTTCACAAACGTCTTGCCCATACAAAATTTTGAATTTGGAATCTGCAAATTCGTGTAAATTGATATGTCCATATGCCAATATTTATGATATGTTTGATTTAGCTAGCTCTAATAACCAATTTGGCACTGTTTTCATTTACGTTTTTGCCCCGTTGCAGTCTAGCGCTGCTGAGTCGGTTAAATATACAGTGTTTGCTAGGTTTATTAACCCCGAATTTATGGTTCCTACTTCTCGTGTTGCGGCTATGTCGAATTTAGGTGCTTTACGATATGCTGAATCTGATATGCAACCTTCCTCGGGCAAGGATTCTGGGGAGGTGAATGCCTCTGGTCCTATATCAACTATAGCGAATACAGTTGCCACTGTGTCTGATGTGCTTACTGACGTACCGCTAGTTGGTGCGGTTGCTTCATCAGTAGCATGGGTGGCACGGATGGTCTCTGGGGTTGCATCTGTATTTGGATTAAGTAAGCCCACCATTAACGCTAAACAATGTTTGTCAGTATTAAAACCTGGATCGGCAATGATTCATTCTGAGGGCTTTGATGATGCCACAACTTTGGCTCTATTGCAGGACAATGGCATTGATGGGTCTTCTTTTATTCCTGAGAAGAAGGATGAAATGGTTTTGTCTCATTTATTTTCTAGACCAAATTTCTTTCATAGATTTGAGGGTGATACCGTTAAATTTTCTAGTCGATCATTAATTTCTGCTTGGAACGTTGGTCCTATAAGTGCACAACAAATAGGTTCTTCTGGAGTTGAAACAGACACTCTATATTTAGGATCATTTTCTTATGCTTCAACTTTTGGTACGTTGTGGCGTGGCACTATTAACTATGATATAATGGTGGTTAAAACCTGTTTTCATCAAGGTAGATTTGCAGTTGTTTTCTTTCCTGAAACTTCTGTAGGTAATGTGCCAAATACGCTCACGGATCAATTGACTACTAATTATAGCGTTATCTGTAATCTTAAGGATAGACAGGATGAACAATCGAGAGATACATATAGAATATCAGTTCCATTTATTTCTAACACTAATTGGCGTCAAACTCTTGTTACCACAGAAGATAGTACCGAGGTTGTAACAACCGATGAATCATCTAGTATAGGCTCTCTTGCTGTATATTCTCTTGTCGACCTAAGTTTTCCACCAACTGTCGCATCAAACGTTACGTTCTTAGTGGCTCACAGTGGTGGTTCTGATTATCAAATAGCACGACCAAAGCTACAGTTAGGTCCTGGTTTTAAGCGAAGATATGCTCAGTCTGATGTAGGGCCTTATGTTGAACCTGATGATGAAAATTTGTTAGTTCCTAGTCACATTCACCGCGATGTGACAGCTCAAACTACTGGAGAATATTTTGCTTCATTGCGTGCCTTAGTAAAACGATTTGGTTTTTTATGCGGAATTTTGTCCTCTTCAACCTTCGTCGGTGTAAAGTTTCGATTATTCCAAGAAGGACCTACTTCAGGAACCCGAGTATTATCATCTACTGTTGACAAGTCTGGAGATTTGTTAGTTTCACCTACGCCATGGTACATGGCTTCCTTCTTGTATCGTTTTATGCATGGTAGCAATTATACAAAGATAATTCCAGTCAATCCATCTTCTCGAGGACGAGCGTATTTGGAGTTTGATAATAATCCTATAGCTATTCAAACTCAACTGGCTCGGAGCGTTATTGGTAAACCTGTTTTTGAGCAGAGTCAGCAAGTATCTAATGCATTTGAAATACGCACACCTTATTATAGAGCAATTAGGAATGAAGTTGTTGGCGGTACGGAAAGTCCAATTCTTGGCGCAGTTAGGACATGTTTATCTATTGAAGAGAGTGAAGTACCTACCAATACTGTTGACAACCGACTTTACGAGGCTGCTGGCGATGATTTTAGCTTCTTCTTCCAAATTGGGCCTCCTCCTATGATGCCCATTGGCAACTATTTCATTACTAGTTCTTTACCTGGCGGACTTCCATTTACATTTACACTCCCTAATCCTTTGACTTTGGCTACTCTAACTATTGGTGGTGTTTCGTACATAGGGCCGGCAACTGGCGTTGACGATTATGTTGGTCCTTTGTTGAATTCCACTCCTGCAAGTATTGTGTCCGGAGATCCTGGGTTTAGGGATATTGTGTATGACGATAGTTCTAGCGGCTTTTTATATCTTTCGACAGGCATTCTTCGTTCTATTGTCTTGCAGAATCAGTTTGGTCTGCCATACGATGCATCTAAAACTCCTGATCTTGCTGCAACTGCAGCGCTTTGGCTTATACAAGCACAGCAAAAGGGAACTATGGTTCCCGCACCTTAATTAAAGGCTTTTTCCCGTATGTGGGGGGCGTCCACTGTTACCAGC